GCTGCTGTTGCACTACCTGCTGCACCATTAGCTTGTACACCTGTAAGATCAACATTAGTACGAGAGCTAATGTCTGGTGTGCCTATAGCACCTGTACCTGCTATACCTGTAAGGGTAAAGGAAGCATTGGCCTGTTCATAGCTTTCACCAAAGGTAGCTACGGAGAAAGGATTAGTTGAGTAGGCCATGCTTTACTCCTTATGCAGCAGCGTCAATAGACTGAACGCCGTACCATGTTGTGCCACCATCACGTGTCCAGAAAACGTAAATGTCAGTCTCACCGCTTGCGGGTGCATCAGGTGCAGTACCACCCGCCCAATCTACAGAGGAAGGCCATGTGACTGTTGAGCCGTTGCCTGTCAACTGTAGGATGAAGCCTTGTGACCAGTTTGATGTTGCACCACTAAACGTAAACGTGGTGTTACCTGTCATAGTCAAACTAAATGCGCCACCAGTTGACACGTTACATGTTACAGATGTACCTGACAGAGCATCATAGTCTTCTTGTATACCTGCATCATTACAGCGAACAAAGTTATAGCCAATAACAAACTCTGTGGAACCGCCAGTAACTAGATTGATAGTGTCACCACCAAAACCTAGATACGTATTTGTATCACCATCGTGGTACAGCTTGTCACGCAGGTAGATGTCCTCAACATCGTTGATTACGTTTGCGCCTAGTGTAAGTGTACCGTTAACTGTAAGACCTGATTGTACAATAACGTTAGTATCATTTACCTCAAGCATTTCTGTGCCGCCAGTAACAACACGCCACTCGTTGGCATTGTGGAACTGCATGTAGGTGTCAGTGTCGCCGTGGTGGAAGATTTGATCTCCGACCTGAATATCACCAGTAAATGAGATAGTTTGTGACGTGCTATCCGCTGCGTCACTGCGCAAGAACTGTGAACTGTCTAAGCTATCAAGTAGTTGTGAGTTTGCTGCTGTACCTGATGTGCTTAACTTACCATCCAACGCAGTCTGCAACCCATCTACGTTTGAGATAACGTGGTTGTGGCTATCGTCTGCAACCGTTGCTGTAATAGACGCATTAGCTGTGCCATTAAAAGAAGCAGAACCTGTAACATCTCCAGTAAGACTAATTGTACGTGAAGTTGCTAATGCAGTAGCTGTACTTGCGTTACCGCTAAGATCAGCAGTAATAGTACCTGCACTAAAGTTACCTGATGCATCACGTGCTACAACTTTAGATGCTGTATTGTTTGGTGTAGCATCTACTCCAATTGTAAGAGCAGCACCTTCGGAACCTGCAGCTCCACCTGTAATGTAGTTGCCTGAAGCTACAGACGTTACATAGTTACCTGTAGTGTCAGTACCTAGTGCTACAGAATCAGCAGCAATAGTAGTTGCAATAGTTGCGTTACCTGTACCGTCTACACCTGTAACACTACCAGTGACATCACCTGTCAAGCTGATAGTACGTCCTGTTGCCCAAGCTGTTGCAGTAGCTGCATTGCCTGTTGTGTCTTGGTTACCTGTAGTGTTAACACCTGGTAAGTTAATACTTGCTGTACCATCAAATGATACACCACCAATGTTACGAGCAGTCTGTAGGGCTGTAGCTGTATCAGCATTACCTGTTACATCACCAGTGACGTTACCTGTCACGTTACCCGTTAGACTTGCTGTTACACTGTTAAATGTCACATCAGAGTTTGTTTCTACAGCCTGACCAATATTAATACCAGAGCCATCTACAGTAACACCTGTACCTGCATCAGCAGAAAAGACAGTACCTGTTAGTGTAATACCGTTACCTGCACTGTATACAGCAGTAGAGGCTACCTGTGTAAATGTAATATTAGTTGTACCAAAGGTAATAGTACCTTCAGTGTTCATCACATATAGTTCACCTGCACCTGCCGCACCTTCTAGTACAAAAAATGCGTCACCTTTACCAAACGAGTTAGGGTCAGATGGGGCATAGCTATCTGTGTCTGTTGATCGGGTTAGTACCCAGTTAGTGCTTGCAGAACCTGTGTTAGTTACAGTGTATACACCGTTCTGTGTAGCATCTGTTTGTTCATAAATAAGTACACGGTCATTTGTGCTTAGTGTAACACCATCAATGACTAGTGCAGCTTGTGTACTGTTGTTAGTAAGTGTAGCACCTACACCTGCTGTACCATTGTCGTAATCAGCACTTAGGTTACCTTCACGCTCAACACGTACAGGATCATGGTAGTGCAAACCTGCAGCAGCAATCGTGTCTACGTACTCTTTTGTTGCGGCTTGTAATGCAGAAACAGGATCACGATTAAGCTCAAGATCACCGTCAGCATTAAAGAATGCAGCTTTACCTGCAGGTTGTGAAATAAATACTTCAGCTTGTGCAGTAAGGTTAACGGCACTTCCTGAGTTAGAACTTGCTAATACGGTAGTACGAGCTAGGAGAGATGAACCTTCTGTCCACGTGCCTAGCCCGACTTCCCAGTTATTAGTGCTAGGCTCAAAGATACTATAGTAAGTAGTATCACCGTCAGACAAAGCAGCAGCAAAAGTCTGGAAGCCATCTACTGTACCATTCAGGGTAAGAGTACCCGTACCTGTAGTGGTAGTAGTTTGTTTTACTCTGTCTTTAATTACGAGAGCCATAGTCTATGCTCCTATTATGCGATGCGGATAATTGCGTTAGATGCGTCTGCAGTTGGGAACTGGATAGTATAGTCACCATTTGTTGATGTCTGTGTACCACCAAAGTCAATTACTGCAATAGCAGCATTAGAAGCAGAAGCATTGTAGATAATACAACCGTCTGCTGAAATAGTAGAGGATGTGAATACTTCGTCATCAATATCTACGATAGCTGTTGTACCGTCTACAGAGATTGTAACGTTATCTAATAGTTGTCCACCTGCTGTGTAACCTGTACCTGTAGCTTCATCAGAGTTACCTGTTACATCAGAGTAGTTAGTAGTTGCAGCACCATATGTGCCTGTAGGTGTAGCTTTAATTAGTGCAAGATAGATATTGTGGGTATCCAAATCATGAGTACCACCCAATAGTTCCGACTTAAAGCTTGTACACATTGCTGTTGTGATAGCCATTGTTTGGAGTCCTTTTTAAGAGAAAGTAGATGTACTAAAGGGCCAGCCTCTTGACAAGACCAGCCCAATAGTTTATCTAAGATTAAGCAGCGTTGTAGTTCGCTGTGACAATTGCCTCTGGACGCAAGATTTTGCGACCGTATAGGTGCATACCACGAACGATGTCTGCAAAGCTGTCTGGGTCACGGTAGTTCTCAACTTTGTTGATTTGCTCCGCTGAAGCTACTGCTTCGTCTTGACCAGCAACGATAACACCGAAGTTAGTTTCCTGTGCAGTCGTGCCTGTTGTCCCTGCACCTGTTCCCAAGTATGGAAGGTTATTTGAAACATAAACACGGAAGCCGTGTAGGTTGTTCAATACCAAGCCATTCATTAGGCCAGTGCCGCCGAAATCAGCGTTAAGTACACGTGCGTCTTCGTCTTTTAGCATTTCTACAAATACTGGGTCAAGAACGATCCAACGTCCACGTGAGTCTACGTTAGCTGTATCCATGATACGTGCCATACGTGCAATAACTGTTAGTGGTGACACTGTAGTTGCTGACAATGCTGTTGCGCCTGGAAGACGTGGTGCTAGAGGAATAGACGAACCTGCATCTGCACTAGAAGAGATTGTCAAGTTTCCGAAGTCTGTAGCATCTAGACGGTTAGCTGCCAAAAGTTCAGCACCGACTTTATCTGCTGCAGAACCTGCAGAAGCACCTGAGTTTGCTAGGTCACCTGAAGCAGTTGTGTTTACTGCCCATGAACCTGCACCACCTGTGTAACCAGATAGGTAACCAAGAACTTCTTCGTCCATTGCATCAGCCATCTTATACGCTGCACGATCAGCAGCCAAAGATGTGAAGTCAACGTGCGAGAACTGCTCTTCGATGTCATCCATTTTGAAAGCAAAGTAGTTAGCTTTGTCGATGGTCAAAGAGAAGTCTTGGTCATCTAGTTTCTCAACAGAAATAGGTGTGTGACGTTGTAAAGAGTTGACTGTTACGTCTGGCTCTTTTTGGATACGAACTGTATCGCCTTGGTTTGCGATCTCTCCGAAGTAGGAGTTGTTTGTGATCGCATTTACGACAGCAGTTTTGCGTAGAGCAATCTGTGCCTGTTTGGAGTAGATGATTGGGGAAAAGTTCCCGTTAAATCCACCCGATGCGGATGTAATAGCCATAGTTGTTTTCTCCTTATAGATATGGCGTGAAAGTAGACACTACATATCCACTAAAGAGGCTCTTCATATTAGGGTAGTCAGCTTAGCGTCAAGGGTGGCCGCCCTATCTGCGCTGGGCCTATACGTTGAGGTAGTTCTTTTTTGTGGCTAGTGCTTAAAAAGCATACACACTTGTATTTGTGTATATACTATAGTTTTACTTATGAATATTCATTTGTCAACTATTTTCTTGACACATCATAAATAAACTTTCCTTGGCGCTGGGCTTCAAATATTTCTTCCATGCGCTTCTCATATTCTTTCATAGACATCTTAGCTACTTGTGATTCACTAAGATACTTAGATGCTTCATCGTGTTCTGGCGTAGTGTTGCGTTTTGTCTTCACTGAAGAAGCAGCACCTTTGTCACTACTAGATTTTGCTTTACCAGTAATACCCTTGTCAACTTTATACAAGTCAATCACACGAGCTACAGACTTAGCATCATCTACATTCTCGTATAGAGCATCTTGTACCCACTTAGGCTGATCTTTAGCCCATTCATGGAATACATCATCTGAGCGAATCTCACCAAAGTCTGGGTGTAGTGCAGCTAGTTCAGCTTCGGCTTTCTCACGCTTAGCTGTGATGCGTAGCTCTTCGATCTCTTTCAAGCGAGTATCTAGTGATGCAGCTTTCTCGTCAGCTTTCTTTGTAGCAATAGCTTCTACGATACCTGCTACGTCTGGATACTTCTTAGCCCAAGCTTCGATCTCTTCGTTTGACTTAGGTAGTACAAGCTCATTCTTAGTAGCAGCTTCTAGTTGTTGCTCTAGCTTTTCTAGCTTAGCAGCTACTTCCTTGTCTTTCTCTTGCATGTGCCGACGAAGATCACCATAGCGTTGCTTAAAGGTTTTCTCTTCAGCGCTTAGGTCTGTATCATCCGCTTCTTGTGCTTCGGCTTTAACTGACTTTTTCTCTTTTTGTTCAGAAACACTTTCTGCCTGAACTGAGGTGTTCTCAGTGCTTTCGCTATCGGATTCACTATCGGTGGCTTCTTCCTGCGTTTCATCTTCTTGCACCATGCCAGCTTGTTTCATAAGCTCACGTAGTTCTTGTTCGTCACGATTAACTCGTGCCATGTTACGTAAGTGCGATGCTGAATGCACCTCTACTTGTTCTACTTCAGCCATTGTTTACTCCTTATGTTGGGGCCAGTCAAGTTATAACTGGGTAGCCTTATAGTTATGTGGATTATTATTTCTTTTTCTTCTTTTTGTTAGTCATCAGACCACCTTTGTTCATTGGTCCTGAGCTAGATCCTGCTATTCCTTGACTTTCTCTGCCAGTATCTTCTATTGTAGAAGCTACTCCCGATCCAATAGATGTTGCACCTGCAGCAGCAGCTTCAGCAGCACTGGCTGCAGAAACACCTGCATTTACACCTGCAGCAGCAGCTTCAGCAGCTTGACCTCTATCAACACCCTCAGACACATTAGCAGCAGCTACCTTTGCAGCAGAAGATGCGTCAGTTGCTGAGGCCCAATTAGGTTCATCATCATCATTAGAACCAGGGGCAGGAGGGGTAGGAGAGGTAGGTGGTGTTTTATCCTTATCTTTGTCCTTATCAGGATTAATTAAGTTTGTAATTCCTCTAACGATTTTTTGTGCTGCAGTCTCGTCTTCTTCTGGTACTTCCATACCTTTAGCTCTCATAGCGTCTTCGATCCTATTTCTATCGGCTGCTGCAGCTAACTTACCAAAAAGACCAACTCCAGGTAAGGCCAGCGCAATACCCGTCATAGCAGAATTTGCAGTACTATTTTTAGCTAAAGCCTCATTAAGCTGTTCTTCCGAATAAGTACTATAGTCAGGTCTTTCAGGTCTATCTAAGTCTTCAGGGCTACCCACGCCACCATCATCTTGTGGATATTGTGGTGCAGCTTTTTCAGTAGCTGTAGCAGCATCACTTTTTAGAGTATAACCTGGTGGGATCATACCCATAGGTTGACCATCAAAGAATGGTATAGTGATCTCCAAACCTGCATCGTTTACATAAGTACGATACTCTAGGCCACCCTGAAAGACTGGACCTGCCATGCCAAACTGTGTTATGTCAGGTTGTTTGATATACGCAGGGTAGTTTAGACCACCTGCTTGGAAACCCATAACTCCACCCTTAGCAGCGCCTACCGTTTGTTCTTCTTGTAGTTCTTTATATAAGATATCCAAAAGGTCTTCATCAGAAATACCAACGTCACCTGTTTCTTCTTCGATAGGCTCACCGCCAATACGACCATTAGCTTCCATTTCAGCCAAGCCAATCTTAGCCTGTGCACGTAGGTCTTCAAAGAACTTGACCCCATAAAAACGTAGAACATCAGCAGGGACAACATATTCACCCTCACTTAACATTGCAGGAATATCATCACGTACCTCTTCAGGTAGAGAACCTGGTGGTACTTCATTGCCTGACACAGGGTCTATATCTGTACGGCTAGACTTAAATACCGCATCCATTTGTTCATCCATAGCTACTCCACCTTTTGCATATCCTGTTCTTTCTGTCAGGAATACCCTATAAGAATCAAGTAAACCTTGTTCTTTTTTTGATATCTTACCTTCAGCTTCTTTATTTGCTAGTACCTCAAACTCAGCTACTAAAGCCTCTAAAAACGTAGCACCCTCTGCAGCCCCTGATTCTCTACTTAAGTCGTATGAAAACTCTCTATCCTTTGTTCCATCAGCTTTAATTATCTCATGTGATGGATTATTAGATAAATATTCATCTTTATACTCTTTATGCTTTAAGACTTCATTTCCAGCTATTGTAAGAGGTACACCTTCTACTCTAGTAATCGGAGAAGTCTTTCTTGATGGATAAGAGAAAGTATTGATTCGCTTAGCTGTCTCTGAATATTTATCGCCCTTTTTATCCCTGAACTCTGCTATGTCATCTAAGCTCGATAGAAACTCTTTATAGTCTTCTAGGCTCTCAAAGTCTGCTTTTTCATCCGCCATTAACTTTATCCCTCAAGTATTTTAGTCTGCGTAGTATGTGTATACTACCTTGCGCCCTATGTAACTCAACAAGGTTTTCAGCTTGCTCTAATCTACCCTGTACCATAGCTATCATTTCATCTAGCTCAGTACAGAATGCATCCCATTCACCTTTATTATTTACAAAAGACTTAAGCGACACCAGAGAATCCTTCTTCACCTGGTGCTGGGGCTACGCCTGTGCCAATAGTACCACCACCTGCGCCTGTCTGATCTGCTGGGTTGGCTCCTGCTGGAACAGGTGCTGGACCTTCTGGTGGAGGCGGTCCCATACCTGCAGCTTCAGGAGGTGGAGCAGGTTGTTGGAACCCTTTAAGAATCTCAGCTTGGATAGCTGCATCCTGCATAGAGTTAGTAACTTTGTTAGGATCAAGGTCCATGCTCTTAGCAATCTCACGAATGATGTAATCCATCTTAGCGAAGGGTGCTAAGGCTGGGTTCTGTACGACACCCAAGAACTGCATTAGGCGCTGGGAGCGTACCTCGTTAGCCATCAAGCTTTCAGTACCGTTAGCTGTAACTTCTAGGTCACCCTTAATGTCTTCATCGTA